ACAACCGTAAAGAAACAGGGGACATAATCCCACTTCCTTGGGCCAACGCTAATCAAGCTATACAGCTTAGACCATATCAAGAAGAAGCTGTTGACAAGGCTATGACAAGCTGGCGAGGCATTATAAATCTTGCGACTGGACTAGGGAAGTCTAAAACCGCAATAATGTTGATTAAAAAGCTAAAGCGTAAAACTTTAGTAGTTTGCCCAAGTAAATCAATTGCTTATCAGTTCTATAATGAACTTGCCGAATGCTTCGGCAAAACTAAAGTTGGCTTTATAGGCGATGGGAAGTATAAACCGTCTGCAGTAACCGTAGGCATAGCCGCCTCAGTATCAAACCGTATAGATGACATCAAAAATCTCGGTCTTGGTGTCATTATCTTCGACGAGACCCACCACACACCCGCAAACACTTTCTACGCTATTGCCGAAGGACTAGGAGCCGTGGGCCGGATTTACGGACTCACGGCTACCGCTTTTAGATCAGACGGAAAAGATGTATTTATTCACGCGGCTTGCGGTGATATTCTGGTTGAACGAGACGTATCCTGGGGAGTAGCAAATGGCTGGCTTTCTCAACCTTATTTTATAGTAAGAGCAATAAATACAACTGGTTACGATTACAAAGACGATAAATTAAAAGCTTATAAAGCGCACGTCTTAAATTGTAAAGAGATGAACGAACGGATAATTGCGGATGCAAGAGCGTTCATTAGTGCAAACAAGAATACTCTTATATTGGTCGATCAAATCGAGCACGGAGACATGATATCATCAGCTTTGGGCATTTCCTTCGCGAATGGCCGCGATAAGGGCTCAGAGAAGTTCATCGATGAATTTAACCGCGGGAAAATACGTGGACTCGTCGCGACTGACGGCCTTGTCGGTGAGGGAGTCGACACCAGAAGCGTTGAGGTTCTGCTTCTTGCTAACTTTACGGCGTCTAAGTCTGCTGTCCTACAAGCAGTGGGAAGAGGACTTAGGAAAACTCCAGAAAAGTCAACCTGCATAATATTAGACTATATCCCAACTGCATCAACGATGCTGACGCGTCACGCAAAGCAGCGAATCTCTTACTATAAAGAGATTACGCACAACGTGAAAGTACAATAATACGGCCTTTTAGGCAGGAGCGTGGGCATCTCCGTTCCTCGAACAAAGTGTTTGTAGGTGTGTCCTGACTCGTTAGGACGGGTGTGGTTCAAGAGAAATAATGCCATGTTTTCTCTTGGTTTCGAAAGAAATCTATCTGCACAAGCGAGTCTTTTTATGGCAGAAGTGGCATTCTAGTCATAGAAGCAACCTAGGCATGTTGAGAAAAGGCCTTTTAATTATTAAGGAGTAGCTATGAGCAAGATCGTTAAGGTTAATTTAGTTGAAGGTGGACAACTGCCGGTTAAGGCGCACAGATCTGACGCCGGATTTGATTTGTTTGCGGCATCTGACTTTTCAGTGCTTCCCGGACAGGTTGTCAAGCATGCCGTAAACGTTAAGATCCAGCTGCCGGAATCTACATACGCAGAAATTACTTCTAAATCTGGAAATGGATCTAAGGGTCTTTTGGTTTATGCAGGGATCATTGACGAAGGATACAGAGGCGTTATCCATGTCGTTATGACCAATTTAAACCACACTCCCCACACTACTTGGGTGGATGGTTTTCAAAGAACGATACTTTTCGCTGGTGAAACGTTGCATTTCAAGAAGGGGCAAAAAATCGCGCAGATGATCCTGCACCCTTATTCAAGCGACTATACACTTGAGAAAGTCGATCAACTAGATGAAAATACGTCTCGCGGTATGGGTGGATTCGGTAGCACAGGCAATTCTTTAGTATAACTGGATCAAGCTGGAGAAAGTTATGCCAAGCAACCTGTCATCAGTCTTTGGAACATCGGTAAAGATAAACCAAACGGACCTCTTTGATCGTGATTCCGTTTGGCCGCAGAATGTCGAAGTCTGCGTAACCAGAGTGCCTATCCGAAAAAGAGATGGGTACTCTGACGAGTTTATTAAGAACTTCTCACAAAGGCTTAAAGCCTCGATGGCCCAAAACGGTCTAGTGTTTTTGGTCTGCTATGCACCAACCGAGGCAAAGTTTAGACCTTTTGAAGTGGCAAAAGCAATGGTCGATGCTGGCTTTAATCACATTGACAATATTGTAATTGAGAAGACCTGGCTCCCAGGTAAGCGTGCAGAAAACATGCTGGTCAACTCGCACGAGTACGTCTTGTTCTTCTGTAACGGCAATATCTGGAAGATCGATCGTCAGCCAATTAAAAAATATCTTATGCTAGAAGATTCAACGCCATGTATTGGTAACACATGGCTTGTTGAAACTGGCTCACTTGATGAGGCGTATTCAGAGGATCTAGCAGAGTTGATCTTGAGAATGGCTTCGTGTCTTCCTGGTAGCTCTGTGTTCGATCCTTTTATGGGGACATCGGCGTCTTTAAAAGCTTGTCTAAAGTTAGGTCATTCTCTTACTGGATTCGAGACAGATCAAAGAAAGATTGCCCAGTATAAAAAGGTGATCGACGATCATTGCAAGAAGGGCGCGCTCGCTTAATTATTCTTTGGAGATGCAGATGCTTTACGTAAAGTCAAAATCTAAAGATATGGTCGATGATCCCGTACAGATCGACGATATCGTTAAAACCACCCTCAGCCGTATGGCAAATATTGCTTCTAAAACACTTGGACCTGGCGGGCGTCCAGTTCTTATTGAGCGCGAAGGTCTTCCGCCTTTGGTTACAAAAGACGGTATCACGGTTATCAAATCATTAGGTATGCCTAATGCAGCAGCAAATACAGTTCTGGATACTTGCAAAGAGATATCGCTCAACACCGCGCGGGACGCAGGTGACGGTACGACTACTGCAATCGTTTTGGCGGATGCGATTGTTAGAGCAGGATCGGTTTTCATGATGCGCAATAAGCGCTACAATCCTCAGCGCTTTGTTAATGAGCTTCGTCAATGCTATGAAAAGGTGATCAAACCTTACCTTAATGATGTGGCAATTAAAGTTAAATCTGATGACGATCTCAAACGCGTTGCTTTAATTTCTGCGAACGGTGATCAAGACGTCGCAGAAGTTGTGGTAAAGGCCTTTATGGCTGCAGGCGAAGACGGGCACATCCTGATTCAAGAAGACCAAGGCGGCGGAATGCGCGTTGAAACCGTAGATGGTTTCATCGTTACTTCTGGTCTAAAAGATCTTGGATCAATTGGTTCTGTATTCATCAATGATCGCGCCAACCAGCAAGTCCGCATGGACGAGGGCCTGGTGGTTCTATTTGATGGAACGTTAAACGACCTCGTTCTTCCTGCTGCTATTCAATCTGCATGCGAAGGTGACGCAGATTTATTTGGCAAACCAATCATTATCATGGCTCATGGTTTTGCAGATCCAGTTATTGAAAAGTGCCTTAAGACATCTAAAAGCGGCGTTACCGTACTCCCCGTGAAAGTTCCAAAATCAACACTCGCAAATTCTAGAACTATGTTTCTTCAGGACATGGCGGCGTACACATCTGCAACAATTGTTGATCCAGCTACTGCTGCTTCGTTTAATGCTGAACATTTTGGTCACTTTAGCGCAGTAAAGGTAAATACCTACGAAGCATTTGTTCAATGTGAATCAGATAGCGAGCTAATTGATGAGCGCGTCTCTGAACTTAAGGCAATCATGGCCTCTGCTCACTCCGAGCACGATCGTGCGCATCTAAGAGCTGCAATTGCAAAACTTACTGGCGGAATTTCTACAGTATGGGTTGGCGGCATGACCGATGCTGAGGTTAGAGAACGTAGAGATAGAGTTCAAGACGCCGTAGAAGCCGTGCGTTCTGCTGTAGCTGAAGGTATTGTTGCAGGTGGTTGCGCTACTCATTTGGCTCTTGCAAAGAAGATCCGCGATGCTGATTCCTTCTATGCTTCACCTGCATGGTCTATTCTTGCCGAAGCTCTTGAGCACCCATTTAAGGTGCTTTTGGCAAATTGCGGTGAATTTGATCGACATGCAGAACTTTATTCCGCTATCATTGAAAGTTCCAACAATTATATTCCTAAGGTTGTCTTTGACGCAAATCAGCATGAAGTTGTAGATCCATTTAAATCTGGTATTGTTGAACCCGCAAAGGTTCATCGTGTAGCTATTGGCAATGCACTATCAGTTGCATCATTGATGGTGACCCTTGGCGGCATCGTTGTCGCTCCTCGTGACTATAATCTAGAAACGCAAATGGAATTAAGTAAAGCAGCCTTAAAAGATATGATGAACGAGGCGGGGCAAGAATGATTAATAAGCTCTTAAAAACGCAAATCGGTAAATATGTTTTAGTATTTACGGCAGGAGCTGGATTAGCAGCTTTAATCCTTCCTTCTATTACCTCTAGTAAAGACGAGTACCTAAAACGCGAAAAGGAAATATCTGAATCATATGAAAAGAAACTTTCTGAAAAAGAAACAGAATTTCAACAACTTAAATCTAAACACCAAGAAGAAGTCACAAATCTTACTCAAGAAAGATTGGCGCTCGAATTCGAATACAGAAGAAAAGTCGACTCTCTCGTCTCTGAAAACAGTTCCCTAAAGAAGTCTACTGAAAAAGTAACCGTAATCACCAAGTATCCAGATGGACGAGTTGAAAAGAAGATCGTTTCTAGGGAAGTGATTGAGAAAGAGTCTCAAAAGATTTCTCAGGTTAAAGAAGAGGCAGAGCAAAAGCTTAAAGAAACAACAGAAAGACTTCAAAAAGAATTCGAAGTTCGATTGGTTGAAGTTAATTCTGTTCATGAGACCGAGAAACAAAAGTTAAATTTAGAATTGTCTCAGTTTCAAGAAAAATTAAAAGAAGAACAAGAAAAACACACCAAATTAGTAATAAATCCACGAAAACTTAGCCTTGGTTTGGGTAAGAAAACTAATGCCGTGAACTTTGTATCTGCTGAATATGACTTTAGTGGACCTCTTTATGCAGGCTCTATATTGGATTTCAGGGGTACATCTTATGATGCAATGGGATTATCTATTGGGGTCAGATTTTAATGCCTAAGTACAGGTTTATATGCAGTTGCGACGCCGAAGTACAGAAATATACTTCGGCGTCAACCATTTCAATTAAATGTACCAACTGCGGTTCCTCTATGGATCGTCAAGTTCCATCAACCGTTGAGCAATCAACTGTAAAAGAACTCGTTGATTCATATACTGGTGTTCATCTACCGCCAGACAACAAAGAGATCCTAGAAGCTAGACGATCTGAGTATTTTTGGAAAGTCGAAGTTCCCAGACTCGTTATGCAGTATCCGGCTGATCACTGCTTAAAAGAGGGCTGGATGTATGTTGATGAACAGGGTAAGCTTCAAGTTCATACAAAACCTCCTCATAAGAGGTAGCGATGTATATTAAATCAGTAGCGATAGAGAATGTTCTCTCGATAGAGAATGCTTCAATTTGCTTTCCAGATTCTGGTCTTTTACTTATTGACGGATGGAATCATGACACAGAATCGGCCAATGGGGCCGGTAAATCGGCAATATTTCATGCCTTATCGTGGGGGCTCTACGGACAATATCCCCGCGGAGTGTCTATCACTGATTTCGTACGTCAAGGCTCTAGAGTTACTAAAGTTACAGCCGACATTGAACTCTCCGCAAACCGAATTCTCAGAATTGAGCGCTGCCGTCCGAAATCCTTCTATGCTTCTATCAACGACGTGGAGATTTCTGAGTCTGAATATGAAAAGATACTCCCCCTCGACTATGAACAATTCATAGTTGCCCAGTATTTTGCTCAAGGTCTTGGTACGCGTTTTTTAGATCTAAACGATTCCGGGAGGAAAGACCTTATCCTCAAGTTGATGCGCGCCGACGGGTTTGCGGATGGAAGAAAGAAGATCGATCAGGATCTTAAAGCTCTAAATTTAGAAAAGAATAATATTGTAAATGCGCTATCCGCATTGGATGGAAAGTTATCCGCCTTTAAAGAGTCTCAGGTGGATGTTAATTTGCTACGGCACGAGCTTAAAAAGCTAGAAGACTCAATTGCTTCAGTTGCCCCCAAGATAAACCAGCTTGCTACAATTCAGCCACCAGATGATGTGGATAAGTATTCTGAGTTAATAGAGAAGTTAAATATTAAGCTTAGAGAAATATCAACTAACGGTGGAAGATTAAGGGCATATCGTCAACAACTTCGCGATCTTGAAAGAGAGCAAGAGCCCTGCGACTCATCCGATGGTTCCTGCCCTTCATGCGGTGCAGAATTAGATATCGTTTCTGGCCGATTTGTTCGACATGATTCTTCTTCTGCTGCTGAAAAAATAAACGCACACCGCCAGCAGATTCTTTCAAAGAAAGAATCATTAACATCCTTAATAACAGGATTAGAGGGCGAAGTTGGCAAAGAGCAATCGATACTTGATACAATTCTTTCTCTTAAGAAGAAGATCAAAGACTCTATGTCTGAGTATGATGCGGCTCAAAACAGACTCAATGAGTTAAAAAACTTCTACAAAGAAAAAGACTTAGAGCGCAAATCTATACTTAAGACCATAGATCAGCAAGACGATCTAAGCGTAAAAATTAAAAACATTGAATTGTCTATAGAAAAATCAAATGAACTACTGCATGTTAAAGACAATGATATTCTTAAGTTAGAAGCAGCATCGATGGTGCTTTCGCCAACTGGTGCTCCAGCTTACGTCATGGATTCAGTTATTCAAACCTTAAACGATCGTATCCAAGAGATCATTCAACTCATATGGCCCAATTCCTCATATGAGCTTCTTTCTTTCAAAGAAAACAAGTCAGGCTCCATCACATCAAAGATGTCTGATTCTCTAACGATAGATGGCGCAAAAAGACCAGTAGGATCGTTGTCGGGTGGCGAAAGAAGGTGTCTATCGCTTTCTATTGATTTTGCTATAGCAGAGGTTGTGTCTCGCTATACAGGTGCTCAACTTAACCCATTGATTTTAGATGAACCTTTTGATCATCTAGATGCCTCAAACCGCTCTAGAGTCATTGAGTTCTTAAAAGAGATGGCCACAAAGCGGTGTATAGTAGTAATAGATCACGCGTCTGAAGCTAAAGCGTTGTTTGATCAATCCATTACAATAGTCAAGCGAAATGGTGTTTCAACGGTTTCATGATGGAAAAGTTCGTTAAAAAACTCAATGAAATCAAAGATCTACTTAAGGCTGGACTAATGCCAAGCTTAAGGATGCCTTCAATTGAGCCGCCAAAGCCCCCGAAAGCTCCATCCTTGGCACCTAAGTCAAAAAAGAACCCTGTTAAGGTTGCGCAACAGGTCCAGGCCCCTCAAGCAAAAGATTTTGCTATGGGACAAGCAGTTATGCAGGTCAAGGCGAACACTAATCCTCTTGCTTTTGCCACAAAATCAGAAGGCGAATCTTATCACTATCACATCCTTCAAAACGGCCAACGGATCACCGATACGCCCGTAAGTATGCAAGAGATAAACATTAAACACGGTGGGGTAAAAAGGCTAGAGAACGCTGGCTTTAGATTAGTCCCTGTTGTTAAAGAAAAATTAAAGCTTGAAAAAAATGGCCAGTGGTCTATTGTTAAAGAATAACGAGGCCACAATTGAAAACCATACTTGCTATCGATCCGGGTGGATCATCTGGATACGCAGTTGCTCGTATTTCACAAAATCACTGTGAGATAGTAGAGTACGGCTTTATAGATGTCGATACTTCTTCTCAATACATCGGCGACTGGTGCATAGATCTAAAGAAACGCATCTCTGGATTGCAGGATCGTGTCCAGGCTGACGAGATTGCGGTCGAGGACTACTTCTTCGGGGCAAGGTTCGCATCAGGTTCTAACGTGAACCCTGCGTATCGGACAGTTATCCATATGTGGGCTAGGGAACTCAATCTTCACTATGAGGTTCTTAATATTTCCAATTGGAAGGTTTTTGTAGCTGGAAGATCAACCCCAACTAAACTCCAAAAACAACGATGGGGTGCTGCACCAGCTAAGAAGTTGATGATAGTGCAAGCTCTTTGGGAAAGGTTTGGTATCAAATTTCCAAATCACAGCATATCAGAAAACACAGGAAAACCTATACATTTTCGTTTTGATGTGGTTGATGCAGTTGCTCAGGCTATATATGCTTCATATTTAAGATTTAATTGTAAAACATTTTCATGCACGGTACCGATACCGCCAGACGTAACGTTTAAGAAGCTAAATAAAAAGCAATTCTTATACGAATAAGTACAATACGAAACGATCAAATAAGGAGTCTATTATGGCTAAAGGTAAGATCAACTACGGCAAAGCTAGCAGCATTTTATCTAAAGCATTTGTCGAAAACCATGCGTCTATTTCTCAAGATGAAGCAGAGCATCTGATCGCTAAATCTGAACAAAAAATTAAAGCTCTAAAAGAAGAGCAAGCAAACGACGAGAAGCTTATCGCTGCCCAACAGATTGTTAAAGACCTTAAGAGTGGATACTCTTCTGTCGTTAAACTGGAGCGAGCGAAGATCGACTTCCTTCTCGGCAAAATTCAAGAGATTGAAGACGGTGACGTAAATCCAACATCTGGTTTAAATGTTTAAAATGATTATCGTATTGTATCAATTATTGATTGCAACTGTTGTTAGTGTAATTATTTTTTACAATACGAGAGATTTTATAAAACGCTTTAGCCAACACAAAAATCAGGAATAATTATGACCACACTGAAATCCCTATATCTTGACGGAGCCAATGGCTTAAACAAGAAGTTGGCCGATGCCTTTGACCTGGGGAGAAGGTTTATCCTTCCGCAGTACGAAGATGTTGTGCTTGAAGATGCCGTAGACATTAGCATCACCAGCCCGATGTTCACAATTGCCAACTCAGGATCAAACGCGGCTATTTTAGCTGGTTATACGGTCAAATACTTTGATGACGGAGCTCAGGCTGAGCTTACGGTGGCCTCACCTGTCGTTGCTGGCTCTACGTTCGACACGACCGACGCTCCTGCGGCTGCACTTACTGCAAAATCGCTGAGATACTCGAGTCCTCGTCCCACCTCATACACCACACTCCTGCAGGGTCTACAAGCTGCTGCGGCAGCTGGTAAATCAGTATTTTCAGTTTCTGTTACAACGATGGATAATCCCACATATCTTCGTCTAAATGGCAATTATCTAAAAGCTTATTTTGCTGGTATTTACTACGCATTAGATCAAGAAGGCATCTTTAATACCTACGAAGTGACTTTGTCATTAGACACCTCAGACACCGCCACCACAAAGGTGGTATTTAACTTTACTTTTACTTATAGCTAACGATAAAAACAGATGTTTGTGTAGAATCCCTCGCATAATGCGGGGGATTTATGCTTTGGTCGGAGCAAAAAGAGATCTTCGAAAAGATGGTAGAAGCCGAGCGCCAACTGTTGACTAGCAAGGGCGTTGAATACGCAGGCGATCAAGACTGTCTAGCAAACTTCAAGGACGCTGATATTATTGGATTAGACTCAAAGCAAAAACTATGGGTTTATTTGTCAAAGCATATGGCTTCCATAGCCTCTTACATAAAGAACGGCAAAGAATTTTCCAATGAACCGATAGAGAGCAGAATAGCTGATGCTAGGAACTATCTTGCGTTACTATATATGCTGGTTCAAGAAGAAAAATCTGCTGCACCAATCAAGGTATGTCAATGCAAAAGAAGTCAGTAAACACACCAGACAAAAAAGCCCAGATCACAAAATCCTTTGCTGCTTTAGCTAAAAAATTAAAGCGCGAAATTCGCATGGAAGATCTGAAGCAACTTGGCATAACCAAAGATATGGTTGCCCACCATTTTGGGTCTTTGACCTCTCTAGAGAAAGAAGCAAGAGAAGCTTATTCTGGTAGTTTCTTTGATGTTGCGGTTGAGAACCTTTATTCTCAAAAGGCTCTAATCAAACTTAGAGAAGATGTAGCTTCTTCTAAGAGATTTGTTGTGACAACTGCTGTAAATGGATGCGAAGTACACGATAAATTTTATGCATCGATAAAAAACTACTGCAAGGAAAACGACGCCCAGCTTCTGATTCTAGTCGCCTCAGATCCTGCCCACAATCGAGATAAGCAGTGGGGAACAATATCGGCACGATTAAAGAACGAAACACTTGTGCTTGAGGATACGAGTCTTAACTCCAATGTTTTTCTTTCTACGATCAAGCTTTCAGCTAAGCATATCGATCCCACAACCGGTCTTGGCCGAATTGGCCAACGTAACGGCACCTTCATCTATGCTTCTCCAAAACAACGACTAAAGGCTGTGCCGGTTTCCAATAGCGCTCTTCCTCATTTTATGATGACTACTGGTGCTATTACTGTTAGTAATTACAACTCCGATATGTATATGTCTCAACGCACTGCGTACATTGCACACAACGATCACGTTCTTGGTGCAATAATTGTTGAAATAGCGGATGACAAGCATTACCACTTCAGACAGATTCAGTCTGATTCTAAGGGTTGTTTTTACGATCTTGGCGTTAAGTACACCCCAACCACTAAACAAAAGGTAAGACCGGAAGCATTTGTTCTAGGTGATTGGCATGCTGGATCTACAGATCCCAAAGCTAAAAAAGCTTGGTTTAATATATCGCAACTCACATCTCCAAAAAGAATCTTGCTCCACGATGCGTTCGACGGAATGTCGATCAATCATCATGAAAAGCACGCAAAAATCCTTAAGGCTCAGCGCGCAGAAAATGGGCAATTGTGCCTCTCGTCAGAGTTAGAGATTCTTGCAGAAGACATCAAAGAACTTTCTTCTGTGGCTGATGAGGTTGTCGTAGTCAAGTCGAACCACGATCAATTCTTGGAAAGATATCTTCAAGAAGGTAAGTATGTTGATGATCCGCAGAATCATCGTATTTCTCTTGTTCTAGCGCTTCAGGTGCTGGATAAAAAAGACCCATTAAAATATGCAATAAATGAACTCTGCCTCAAGAACGACAAGAAGATTACCGATAAAGTTAAATGGCTATCAATTGATGATGATTATCGAATTGAAGGTATACAGTGCGGAGCTCATGGACACCTTGGCGCCAATGGTGCGAGAGGTAGTTTAGAGGCTATGGAAAGTGCTTATGGCAATTCCGTGTCAGGACACTCCCATACTCCTCAAATTCTGCGTGGTGCGTGGTGCGTTGGTACTTCTTCGCTTCTTAAGCTAGAATACAACCGTGGAGCATCTTCGTGGCTCCATTCATCTTGTTTAATATATCCGGGCGGTGCAAGGCAGTTAATCAACTGCATTGACGGCAGATGGAAGCTCTAATTATCGGATATTAAATATAGATGTATAATCTGACAATCCAGACACGAGGGTCAGATGAAGGCTTATCTATATTTAGACGTTGAGACAACCGGATTAAGTTCGTCGATAAACGATATCGTGCAATTAGCATGTGTTCCGGTTATAGACGGAAAATGCGGCGTGCCGTTTAATGAGTTTTGCCAACCAGCAAACTGGAATACTATTGATGCTAAATCTATAGAGGTTCACGGCATCACCGTTGAAATGATGAAAGGATTTCAATCGCCCTCTGCGATGTTGGATAAATTTGTTGCATATCTTTCTCAGTTCGGTACGAAATTTGTTATTGCTGGATATAATTCAAACTTTGATAAAGCATTCTTGGGCGCAATTTTTGCTAAAAACGGAAGATCAAACGAGTATTCGAGGTTTTTTCTAAACGAAATACGCGACGTTCATGCCAGAGCTAAGGCAGTTAAAGATAAGTTAACCTCAACAAAACTAAAACTAGTAAATCTTGCCGAAGAGTTTGGCATACAAATCAAGGCGCACGATGCGTTAAGCGATATTCAGGCCACCATTGAGGTAGATAAGAATCTATCTGCAATAATCGGCGAAGACTTCGAAGAGATATCTATCAAAGATGACAAGTTATCTCTTTCTCTTCCTGAGCTTCCTCAGTTGCACCTTCATTCAGAGTACAGCAACACAGATTCCGTGTCTTCCATTGAAGAATGGGTCTATTGGGCAGCATCTAAGGGGGTCAAAGCTATTTCTTTTCCAGACCACAATTGGGCTGCATCTCTTTATAAATCAATCAATGTCAAATCTGTTATAGAAAAAGTAAACAAGACACACAAACTATCTCTAACAGATCAAGATATATCGATAGTTCCTGCTATCAGTATCAATGTCATAGACACCGAAAACGGTCTCAATAAACCATTTAGAATCAACGCATGGGCAGTATCTAATGTTGGTTATAGCAATCTTTTAAAGCTTGCATCCATGGGATGGGACTGCGGCGTAGAGGATTCTGGCATCCCTATCGCTATAATTAAAATAGAAGATGTTCTTGCCCATCAGGAAGGAGTCGTTTTTGGCACAGGATGCGAAAATGGGTTGGTTGGCTCTATTGTCTTGGGCGAAGACGACGAGAAGGTTAAAGCTTCAAAGCTCGATAAGGTTGTCCGACAATTTGATCGAGTCGTATTGGAGTTACTGCCTTTCGACGTCATTAAGTACTTCGACAAAGGCCTCGGCTTTAGGAACTTTTCAAAGACACCGTCTATCCCAGACGGAAACTTGACAAAAGCCATTAATAATCTCATTAAGAATTCAATAGATAATTATGGCTATAGATTCATAATCTCAACTGCTGCTCATTTTATAAAAGAAGAAGATAAGATATTTCAAGACGTAGTATCTAAATCCTCATTTAAAGATAAGCGCTTTTTTTATGATACGCGCTACCAAAGATCGCTTGATGAATGCGCTGCTATACTGCAGCGCCATCTTGGGGATTGGCTTACTTTAGAGCAGATAGATCTCGCCAGGGTCGCAGCTGAAGATATTGCCTCAGCAGCGCAACAAATAAGCATTAAACATGAGTACCATTTACCACGTATTTCTATACCAGATCACATATCCCAAAAGACACAAGAATACGGTAAGCAGCTTTACCTGCTCTTAATGGCAAAGATAAAAGAACATGGTCGCTGGTCGAATGATCCAGAGTATGTTCAGCGCTTTAAAAAAGAATTAGACGTAATTTGGAAGAATTCCAAGCTTAATTTTATCCCATACTTTCTAATGTATGAGGATATTTGCTCCTACGCCAGGT